GTGGTGCTTACGCATACTCTGGCGGTTATTATGGTGGTTATTACGGCGGTGGAGTAGTTGCTCCAGTTGGAGGATGGTATCCTTATTATTATTCAAGTCCTCTTTACGCATCACCTGTTCCTGCGGTTTACCCAATGCCTCAGGTAGTACAGTCTCCATACACATATGCACCTTGCTATGTTCCGGCGGCTGTTCCTGTTCCACAGTGCCCACCATGTCCTAAGCGACCTTGCCAGAACTAATACACCCGTGTTGGCGGGGCATTTAAAGATCCAGTCCTTCGGGACTGGATTTTTTTTTATTTTTATTTTAAAAGTTATATAAATAATTATGTCATGAAAGGCAGACTACTGAAATTACTCAGTCTGATCCTTGCGACAAGTACATCTTGCAACAATATCAGTGCCGATACGAAGCAAGCACAGGAAACCCCCCCACCCTCAATAGCAGACATATTGACACCCATTAGCGAACCGAAGGAGTTTAGAGGGTTCCATGTTATAGAAGAGGGTCAAGATCCCTATCGTTGCGTGGGGCAAGTATTTGATAATAATGATGCATTTGTGGGCAGTGCAGTTCAAATAGACAAAAATCTAGTACTCACTGCGGGACATTGTATAGATGGAACAAATTTAAAATTCTTCAGAGTTGGTGGAGAAGACTATACAATAGTAAAACAAATTGTACATCCAAAATTTAAAATTGGAGAAATTATAATCCATGATATTGGTATTTTAATTTTAGATAGACCAACATGTATTACAGAATTTCCAGTAATTTCATATGATAGAAAAAATTTAACAAGATTTGAAGAACTTACAACTGTTGGTTTTTCACATGGAGTAAAAAAATCAAGTGAGCATGGTTCTTTTTATTATTATGGATTAGTATTAGAAGATCCATTTGATTTTAAATTTAATTCTACAAACGGTACACATGTTTGGTTTGGTGATTCTGGTGGTGCAGTTTTTGAAGATAGTGGAAAACTTGCAGGATTAATCTCAGCATTTAGAATGCACGATCTAATAATAGTAGAAATGTCTGCAACAAGTCTATTCTTCTATAAAGAATGGATAAGCGATACAATAAAACAGAATCAGGACATCCTAATGGGATTCTAATTATTACATAAATACATGTATGGTAATAGCAGGAATAGATTACTCCCTTTGTGGACCCGCCATCTGTGTTTTCGATGGCGATACTTTTTCATATAAAAATTGTTCATTCTACTATCTCACCGATGTAAAGAAATATGCAGATGCCTTTGGTGGTAATGTATTCGGTGAGAGATTCCTAGATTGGAATACAGAACAAGAACGCTATAAGACAATTGCAGATTGGGCAATCGAAATCGTTATGGGTTGCTCACATGTAGCAGTTGAAGGATATGCTTATTCCGCTACTGGTAGAATCTTCCATATAGCAGAAAATACAGGATTGTTAAAGTATAAACTATATGAAATGGGATTACCAACTACAATAATTCCACCAACAGAAGTCAAAAAATATGCTACGGGTAAAGGAAATGCAGACAAGCAAATGATGTATGATTCATTTGTTCAAGACACTGGTGCTGCATTAAGATTAACAATCACACCCGATAAAAAAGAAATTACGAGTCCAGTGTCAGACATCGTGGACTCGTATTTCATTTGTAAGAAGTTATTCGATTCTCTTACTTACCCGCTTGGTCAGTAGAGTTTGAGGAATCAGTAGATTCTTCTTTGCACTTTGACTTGAGATATTGGTTGTATGCCCATACAACTATCAGAAATACAACTGGTAAATACCAAAGAATCCAACCCCAATTACTTGTTAAGTGACCACCATTCAAAATTTCAAAATTTAATTTTTTCATTTGAACATTATCCGCAGTAGTATCTGGGACAATTACTGGAGTTGTGTTACAAGCAAAGAGAAATAGTGTTGCTAATAGTGTTAGATATTTCATGATTACTCCTTATGACTTGTTAGAAGCAGCAGCAGATCCAAAATAGAATCCAATGATACTTAATAGAATTTGACGATTTTCAGAAGTGAAGAGATAACCATTTATCTCAACAAAGAATTTTCTTGTTGATTCTGGAATCAAACCAAACAATCCTTCTGGAGTTTTTGCATCTACTTCCACAAAGGTAGGAATACCACAGAATGGAAGAACGAATGGTGCTAAGAAGGTTGCAAAAAGAACAGAGAGAACTATTATTTGTCTAACTGCTCTGCCCACATCTAGTGGAACTCTTTGTACTGCCTTGTCTTGGTTCTCAGTTGTTTGCTTATTAGCAGCCATCAACTGATTGAACATTTCCTTCTGATCTTGTGCTTTCTGAGCCATATAACGGAATAGGAATCCCGTTGCGCCACCACCAATCAATGATATTAATTCTGTTGAAATCATTATTTACCCTTTCTTCTATTTCTTAATTGCTTTGATACTTTTGAAATTGGGAATCTTCTTATTACACCTTTGTGTATTGGGAAGATTGGTGCATCAATGCCAGTTGTTGTTCCTGGTCCCATTGCTGCTGATGCTGAAGATAATTGTGTACCTGCAACTCCTTGCATCTCTTCATCTATTCTTTTTATAATAGCAGTAAGAACCATCAGTGCTCTATCATTCAAATCTAATTCATAACCTTCTTTTATAGTTTTTAGTTCTTTGTTCATTGCAAGAGCACGAAGTCTTGCATACAAAATTTGATCAGTTGTGCAGATGTTTATTAGATTTGTAAGAAGATTGATTAGTTCTCTACGGATTCTTGAATTTGCTGATCTGAGAAAGGGATATCGCAAATTGAACATTGTGTATTGTGCTTTTTGAGCATTTTCACCTGCAAGTAAAAGAAGATTATAGAATTTTCGTGGTAGAACCAGAGCACCCTTTTGTTGCTCGATGTCCATTACCTTTTGATCTGCCTTAATTGCTTTTGGTATCATCAGTCTCCACTTCCTGTCTTTTTCTTGTAGCATTTAACTACTGCTGCGCTTGCATATGCAGATGGCCAAACTTTGAATCGTGATTTCACACTTGCTTTACATGCTGCATGTGCTTTTTTGTTTCTTGGGTTCCACTTCTCACAAATAAAGTTTGATAGAGCACTTGTGTAGTTTTCTTTTAATTTCTTTCTACCTTGACAATGTGCTTTTTGTGAAAATCCTTTTGGATTGTTGCAATTTATTGATTTCTTATACTTCATAGACCATTTTTCCATAATTGATTCTTTCAATCCTTTTTGTTTTCCTGGTCTATACTTGCCTTTACTTGCACTCCAAGTCTTACCAGTTTTGTGACTGCTAAACTGTTGACCTTTTTTATGTGCTTTTTGTTTTAATCTGACTGCTTTCTTCTTTTCTTTAGAAGACATCTCACCCCATGTTTGGGGAGTTTCAGAAGATACTCTTTTTGCAGGTCGGCACTTAACTCTGCCTTTACCTTTATAAGAACCACAAGGACTGCCATCCTGAGCAGTCCATCTTTCCTTAAACCATCTAGCAATGTCTTCTTCTAATCTCATTTGTTATATTTCCCTAAGTTTATTTATAATTCTTCTATCTAGGGGAATATTTAACAAATCAGTTTCTGGTATGTTTTGTGGTAAATTATTTAAAAAAACAATAAAGGTTTTTAAATAAGGGTGCAAGTCCCGTTCTATACGACTGAATAGAAGCCTGGTTGCAGGTACAATATCAAATACATTATAAAAAATAATAATATGGTTTAGTATCAATCTTTCTCGCAACTCACCTGATGCTTTATATTTTCTTAGTAGTCTTTTTAGATATTTTATACGATTCATATCCTCTTGGAATTCGGATATGTTTTTACACTGAGGATTGTTATACATCTTCATTGCAAACATCATATAATTGTCATCATTTAAAATATCAAAATTCATAGTAACTACTTTTTGGGTGGCTTATCTTTTTTCTTATCTTCCTTTGGTTTCAAGTATTTATTCTTAATTCTTTTAAGATCTTTGTGCTTCAATACTTTTCTCCTTAACAATTCCATTTGCGAAGTGATTTGTTAATTCTTGAATTTGGATCTCTTGCTGTCTTTGCAGAAGTCAATTTTCTCTTCATACCTTTCATTCTTCTACAGAAAGACAATCTTCTTTTTGCTTTTTTGGATCCCTTCTTAAGCTTAGAAGGATGTGTTGTTACCGCTGTTTGTAACTTGGAACCTGGGTGTTCTCTTCTATATGCAGCAACACCCTTTTTATTGAGTCCACCTTCTGGATTCTTTCCTTCTTTGCGTGTCCATGCTGCTGATTCGGATACTGCCTTGATTGTATCTCTAATTTGAGAAGCACGAGCAGATAGACCACCCTCTTTGTCTATTTCAGCAATCTTGCCTTCTTGTCTCTTGATGAACTTTGCTTTTTGTTCAGGAGTAAGAACACCTGCTCTATATTTACGAATAGTTCTTTTTGTGCTCTCTTTTAAGAAATCAAAATAGTTCTTCATTTGTTAAACCTTTGGTAATGGTGGTAATCCCGGTAGTGATTTTCTTTGTGTTCTTGGTTCTGGATTTGGTCTTGATGCCCTATCCTTCTTTTGAAGTCTGGGTGCTAAGTATTTTGTTGCACCTTCATCTGCTTCACTAATGTTATTATTTCTACTTCTGTTATATGAAGTTGAGACAACTCTTACATTACCATTACCATTTGAACCACCTCTTGAGAGTGGTTTCTTGTGATCTACATCCTTACCCTTCAAAAGACCCTGACCGATCTTGATCAATTGATCTCTTGTTTTATTTGCAGACTTTGCACCAAGTTTTCTTTTTGCTGCGCGAACTGCTGCTCTTCTTCTTGCAGTCCATCTCTCGCCGCGCTCTTTAATTGCCTTTGGAGAAGATTGGTGTTGTCTGTATTCTTTTGCGTAATATGATCTTGTCTTCTCTTTTGCTGTGCGTGGTCTTGATTCTACAAGAATATTCATTATTGCTTCTGCAAGTTTCTTTTTACTCTTCTTTTTTGCTACTGGTGCTTTGACTGGAGTACGAAGTCTCTTGAAGAGAGTCTTTACTGCATGTTCTGGTGCTTCTTCTGGCATGATTGCTCTAAATGATTTGTAATCACCAGCAGCAGCATGTCTTCTAGCAGCAGTACCACTTACTTCTCTACCATTTACTGACATTCTTTTAGCACCGGGAGATATCACTTCAAATGATTCAAAGTGCTTTGCATATGGTGCCATTCTTTCCTTGAAATCATCAACTCTATCAGCACCAACAACCATCTTTACATGCTTATAACCTTGATCCTTCAAATGTTCAATTGCATGGAAAGGACTTACAACCTTTTCATGGTGTTGAATATTTGCACCGGGGAAAAAGTCTCTCATGATTGAAACTTTTTCATGTGGATGTAAAGGATTCTTTTCTCTCACTGCCTTTACTTTATGTGTTGGACCGCTGCCAGAAGTAAACACAACATGATGTGCTCCTGTCTGTGCAGCGGTATCCATCACATGTTGAATGATATGTCCGTGTCCTGCTGTTGGTGGTTGATTCCTACCAAAAGAAAAAACTACGGAATCATTTCCGTTTTTCGCTTCAATAATAAAATCCCTAAAAGACTTCATTTATTCCAAGGTAGTTTTGGTGATACCCACTTATATACTGCTGGTCCTGTGAAGGCACCTACAACATATACAACGAGTGTAAAAAATACTGTTCCTAAAACTTTAGATGCTAGTAGTTCCATTTTCGGTTATCTCCTTTTTAATTTTTGGTGCAGACTTCTTTGGTTTTTGTTGAGTAACTTCTGTCTTTACTTCTTCTACCTTTGCTGGTTCTTGTGGTAACTTTGCAAATTCAATTGGTACTGGTTTCTTGTTCTTTGCTTCATTTATTTTTTGCATCAACCAAAAACCACTAATCGGACCAATCTCTTCTGATTCTAGTGTTGACTTCCAATACCATCTTCCATTATTTCTTACATATAGACCACCATATAATTCTTTATATTGCGTCATTAATATAGACTTGTGACTCATTTTCCACCCTTTCCTTTACCTTTGCCGCATCCGCAGCCTTTATCTTTTGCCATTGCTTTTCTTTCTTCTCTTCTCTTTGACATATTAATATCCTCTATTATTTATTCTTTTTAACTTATGAATAATTGATTCTGAAACTGTTTCTTGTTGTTGTCCTGGCTTCTTCTTATCCCATTTCTTTGGTAAAGTAAAGTTTGCTTTTGAGAAATCCTCTCTATCTACCATCTTATAACCAGTACCAGATTTCTTATGAACTGCAACATATCCTTCGGGATGTGTTGGTCTTAGTTCACCAGTATCAGCATCTTCTAGATAAGTTCCAAGACCCTTTGCCTGTCTAAACTTATCAACTAAATGTAACTTTGCCTTTGCAAGAGCAGAATGAGCATTAAACATTGAATCATATGCTTCTGCATTATCTCTGATATGGTTCAATACTGGTTGTGATGCTTCAAGATGTTTCTGTATTCCCTTTTGAGATTTTAATTTTGCTCTCTCTCCTTGGAATCTATTATTTAGATAATCATGGAATCCTTTTGCAGATCCTTTTGGAATACCATTTCTTACATTATAATTTGTATATGTTTTTAGATGGGCAACATATTCTGGATTTCTTGAAATCTCATCCATTAAATCTCCTGATTCTGGGAGATGTGACATTGCATGACCTAAATGTTCTAATGTTTTCATATGATCGCGTTCCGACATATGGGTATCTTCACCTTCATCATTCATTCGTGCATCTTTAAAATATACATCTGGATGTCCTCCAAAGTGAGAGAGATCGGGATCAAATCTTGCTTTCATATTTTCAAGAGTATCACCTTCATATCCAGTGTGAACAACTATTCCTAATCTAGAACCCATTATCTTCTTTGCTTCATCCGAACCCATTGGTGAGGAATATGTAATTGTATTTGGTCTAAATGTTACATGTTCTTTATTACCAATTTTTCGAAGTTCAAGATCTTCTGGTGTAAACATCAAATCACCTTGATATACACCTTTCATTTCACCAAGTTTTGGTAAATGTTCCAATGCTGCTTTTAGTTTTGCTTGTAGTTCTGGACTATCTGGATAGTTTGCCTCTACATCTTCTGGTGAATAATTTACTTTTGGTGTTTTATTAAATGCACCTTTTGTAGCAACAAAGAACATTCCTGTTTCTGGATGTTTACCGAATACAACTGCTGGAGCACCATCATACTTCGTTGTTACAAAAAAATCTTTACCACCTTTACCAGTCATTCCATGTGAAAGACCGTGGACATAATCCATAGCAGTTTTGAAACCACGACTACCTTCATCGAAGATTCTATCTTCGAGATGTTCCATGTGGATATTTTTTCCACCTGCTGCTTCTTTTAAAAGTTGTAAAAGTTTTTGTTTCATATTATGCGCCTGGTGGTGATGTCTCTGTAATACTTATATTTTTATAATTT